GAAAAGCTGAATTGTGGTATTTTGAAGTTAATTACAAGAATAGCTGACTCAGATGTACGTATGACCGACCTTATAAGTGTTCTTACTCCAGCACTTAGAGGTGGCGGTAATGACGTTTCAGAGAAAGATGTTAAAAAAATAGTTGGTGATTCTGGAATAATAGATACTACAAAATGTGTTGCCGAGCTTCTTGCTAAATCTTTGCAATCTGAAGATACGGAAGAAGTAGACAAAAAAAAAGAGGAACTAGAGTAGACGATAGATTGCCGATAAAAAGATATATGCAGATATGTCTAGGAATGATTGGTATGCCGCCTAGTGAATTTTGGGGCTGTAGCGTTATAGAAATACATTTAGCAATAGAGGGCTTTATGGAATTTAACACAACAGAAAAAGATGAGCCTTTAGCTAAAGACGAACTAGCAGAACTTATGGAGCTTCACCCAGACTAATGGCTACTGTAGACGAACTAATAGTTGAGATTAAAGCTGAGACACGCCAACTCAAAAAAGGCTTAGACGAGGTCAATAAAAAGTTAAGCGTTACAAAAAAAGCCGCAAATGGCGCGGCAACAATGGTTCGCAGGATAGGAATTATTGGTGCTATATATTTTGCTGGTAAATTAGCCAAACAAGTAGCGCAAACTGGCTCAACATTTGAAGATTTGCGCGTTACTTTAAATGGGGTATTTGGGAGCATAGAGGCTGGTGAAGATGCGCTAGATCGTATTTTAGAATTTGGTCAAAAAACGCCATTACAAACTGAAACAGTTACAAAAGCGTTTATCGCATTAAAATCAGCGGGAATTGAGCCAACTGAAAGAATGCTTATGGCTTTTGCCGCTACAGCAAGTGTTACGACAGATCAGCTGGGCGCGTTTGAAGCATTTATTCGTGTTACACAAAGATCAGCGTCAGGTGGGATTGGTTTAGAAGAACTAAATATGATTGCCGATAGAGGTATTGATGTATTTGGTATTCTAAAAAGAGAATTAGAACTTAATAGAAATCAAATTCAGGCATTTGGAAAAACCTCCGAGGGCGCGGCAAAGATAATAGATACATTGGTAGAATCGTTAGATCAAGAATTTGGCGATCAGCTTGTTAAAAAATTAGATAACTTAAGCACCAAAACCTCTAATTTGAAAGACGCATTTTCACAGCTTGGCGATGTTATATTTGATAAAACAGGTTTTGGTAATTTAATAAAAGGTGGTTTAGACGTATTAACGTCAGCGGTCATAAGCTCTACAGACAAAATAAAAAAACAGTTTGATGAAGAATTTATTGGACCTCCAGAACCAGCTCCAAAGCAAATTAAATCTGTACGAGAGCAAATGCGGGATGAAATTATTAATTTTGAGAGTGATTTTCGTAAACTATCAGAAGATACCGCAGATCCACTTATTGAAATAAACCGCCAGTTACAACTCATAAAAGAAGTTTCTGCTAGCCAGCAAGAAATGGACTTTTTAGGAACAACGCCAGAAGAACTAGCCGATATAACTGAGCATCTAAATGAGCTGGCAAAAGAAGCAACTGATACTGGCAATACAATTTCAGAAGTATTAGCACAAAGCATTAGCGATAGTGCGCAAGCGTTTACCAGCACATTTGTTGATGCACTAGCTAGCGGTCAAAGCGCATTGTCTAGCTTCAAAAATTTTGCGGTAGACATTGTAAAACAAATTATCACTACATTTTTACAGATGGCAGTTGTGAACAAAATACTGAATAGCGTATTTGGTGGTTTCATGAGCACTCCATTAGATACATTTAGCTTTGGCAAGGCTGGCGGCGGCACAGTACAAGCTGGGCGACCTACATTAGTTGGAGAGCGCGGTGCAGAAATATTTGTGCCTAATAGCTCTGGTAGAATAATGAACAATGCAGACTCTATGAGCGCGATGGGCGGTGGTAGCGGCGTAACCGTCAATCAATCTATTAACTTTAGTACAGGCGTAGTGCCTACTGTTAGAGCAGAGGTTATGCGTATGATGCCACAAATATCAGATAGCACTAAAGCCGCAGTAATAGAAGCGTCACAGAGGGGCGGCAGATTTAGAAAAGCGTTAGCAGGTGCGTAAGAATGGCGATAGAAATAGCAATGCCCACAACTCCCAATTTTTTGCGGAGTACATTTAGGCTACATAGAGCAGTAGGGCAAACAATAAGCCCATTTACAGGAACACAAAAGACGCAAGAATATGATTATGTAGGCTGGTCAGCAGACGTTACATTACCGCCAATGCGTAGGTCTGTAGCAGTAAACTGGCAATCATGGCTTACCCGATTAAAAGGATCATCTAACTTCTTTCAGTTTGCTGACCCAGATGCGCTAACCAACACAGGAACATATGACACAGCGTATTTAGAAGCAGTGCCGAGAGTTAGTGACGCAAGTACAACTTTATCCTTTGCAACTAGCACTATCACATCAGGCGATACAATTTTTACGAATGCTTTAGTTGGCGATTATATATTTGTTACAGGGGCTGCCAACAGTGACAATAATGGCACACATAAAATATCAACAGTCACTAGCGGGACAGTGGTAGTAACTACAAGTACATTCACAACTGAAAACAGTACGGCTTCATGCAAGGTGCATCAAAACGTAAAGGGTGCAACAGGGTTAGCATTAAGAGCAAGCACCGACACAGCAGCAGGAAGCATAGCTGTAGGCGATTATCTTGGGGTACTTACATCAAACAGCGCAACATCAACACCAACACAGTTATTATTAGTCACAGAAGTATCAACAGAAACAGCAGTTGGTGGTGGGAGGAATCTAATATCAGTCGGCACAGAGCCTAAACTAAGGGCAGATATAACGTCAGGACATTTTGTGAAGTTTACCAGCCCGAAAGGCATATTTAGATTAACAGATAACGTGATTGAGTGGGGCGGTGATAGGAATAGCAACTATAATATGAGCTTTACTGTTACAGAGGTTATCTAATGGCTACTAGAGCAGGAATAGACGCGGCGATAGCAAACAAGCTAGATGATGACCACATTTTTATTAATGTTGCAGTCAAAATGGAGTTTGATAGCGGCGATCTGTTGATATGGTCTGGTATAGGCGATCTAACATTAGGCGGCGAAACATACATAGGCGCAGGAAGTTTGCTTGCATTTAGTGATATAGAAGAAACGCAAGAACTCAAAAGCTCTGGGCTACAGTTATCACTGTCTGGCATGGACAGCACTATATTGACTTATGCTCTTACAGAAAATTATCAAAATAGACCAATTACAACTTTTTTATGTTTGACTGAGAAAGGCAGTAATGCGCTTACTGGATCAATGTTGACGTTTAAGGGGCGTATGACCTCTATGACAATAACCGATGATCCAAGCGGATCTACTATCAAACTAGATGCAGAGAATAAATTAATAGACTTACAAAGACCATCAAATCTACGCTATACCAATGCTAGCCAGCAATATATAGACAGTAATGACACCAGCTTTAGGTATGTGCAACAGATGGAAGATCTGCAAGTATCATGGGGCAAAACTGGTGTAGATAACTTAGCTAATCCTAATGATTATCAAACCAACTTCTAATCATGAGCAAATTGCCTAACTGGAACATGAATCTATGGAAGTTTATAGACGAGAACAAAGCAAAGGGATTTAGCTGGGGCAGTTGGGATTGTTGCACTGCAACAGATAGCGCAATAAAAGCCATGACAGGCGAGAGTCTAATACCTAAAGAATTACAGTGGAAGTGCGAAGCTACTGCTAAAAAAGCTATAAAAAATTATGGCGGTAATTTACTTAAAGCACTATTAAAGGCGTGCAAGCTCAAAAACCTAGAAGAAATTGAGTTAGGTTTTATGGCTGTTGGCGATATAGCTATTTTTAAAGGCGAATATGGATATGTTGTCGCTGTATGTGATGGTAATATATTACTAGGCGTTTGTGATGATGGCTGGCAACCAAAGCCAATGTCATCAGCAGTTAAGGCTTGGAGGATACCGAATTGAGTAAAGTAGGAAAAATAATAGTAGGTGCGGTAGTTGCGGCGGCAGTTGTGTATACAGGAGGCGCGGCGGCGGCGGCATTTGGGTTAACTACTATGAGTGCGGTAGCAGCAAACGCACTTGTCGCTGGCATTTCTACTTTAGCTCTTGGCGGTTTATCGGCTTTAACTACCAAAGGTAACAAAGCAGGGACACAAAATTTTGGCACAAAAGTAGCGGCAAGAGGCTCTAGTGTCCCACGGCAAATTATTTATGGGCAGTGTCGGGTCGGTGGCACAATCACCCAGATGCACAGCACTGGCACAGATAACGTAAAACTATGTACGTTTGTTGTCTTAGCTGGTCATAGAATTAATGGTCTGGTAAAACTGCGCATCAATGACGTAGAAGCAACAACAACATCAGCAACGATAAGCGGTGAAACAGTGCATACGGTTACAAATAGTGATTTCACTAATGCTGACAACGATCATGATTTTGGTAGCGGCAGGTTAATACGCTTTACGTTCCATGACGGACAGCAAACAGCGCATGATGGGTTAGCAAGAGCATCACTAGGGTCTACATTTGTACCAGATACGCACACTTTTACAGGTTGTGCATATGCCTATATAGAAATGATTTATGACCAAGACAAGCTAGCTAGTATGCCAAATTTAAGTTTTGAAGTACAAGGCGCGTTAGTTTTTGATCCTAGAGATGACAGTACGGCATATAATGATAACCCAGCATTGTGCATAAGAGATTATTTGACTAACACTACATATGGTCTTAAGTGCGAATCGTCAGAAATAAATGATGCTCAATCTGGTGGTGGTTTTCATTCAGCCGCCGCTACTTGCGATACCAATGTGACGCTAGCAGATAATACTACTACCACCCATACTTATTTTTGCGGTGGATTCTTTAGTATGGCTGACAGTGGAGAGGAAGTTTTAGATACTCTATTAACCTCATGCGCAGGTAACATTACTTATACTAATGGTAAATTTAATTTATTTGTTGGGGCGGCACAAACGCCTTCATTGACTGTTACTGATAGCGATATATTAGAACCAGTGACCATGCAAACTAAGCCAGCTAACGGCAACATGTACAACCAAGTCAAAGCCTTATTTGTAGACAGTACAGCGGCTTATAAACCTACTGACACACCAATTTTTTCTAGCTCGGCGTTCCTAACTCAAGATACCCCAGATGATGACAGTAACGACTATCCAAACTATAGAAAAATGATGGAGATAAGACTGCCAGTTACTACGGCATCTGAAGCGGCACAAAGGATCGCTAGAATTGCATTAAATCAAAGCAGATATACGTTAAATATTTCAGTATTAGTGGGGTTAAACTTTTTAAGAGCACAGCCGCATGATTGGGTATACGTAACCAATGAGCGCATGGGCTGGACACAAAAGACATTTGAAATAGTGTCTATGAATGTAGAGCCAATAAGTAGCACAACAGATACAGAAATACTTGGTGTCAGACTGTACCTACGCGAAACTCACGCAGATATTTACGCATTCTTATATAACGCTTACACAACGCCTATCGCATCAGCCACTGGGCTTGCAACCTCACATGTTAAAAATGTAGGCACTAGCAATATAATAGATCAGTCTGTTGTTACAAATATTGTTGCAGATGACGCTATCACTCAAACATCTATCGCGGCATCAAGCGTTGGGTCGTTTAGCTCTGGGTCTACTGGCACGCAAACATTAACCGTTTCTATGGCGCAAGGCGGCGCAAACTACACTGGCGACATTATTGTTATAGCCTATGTAATACCAAGCGGCACACCCGATAACGTGCGATTTGGTATAACTGATAGTGGTGGCACTGTTGTAGCGTCAGCATTGGGAGATATAAGCCAGTGGACAGGTTCTGCCTTTACGTTCAATGGAAGGGCAGATAGCACTATGCGACTGTACTTAAATCCTACAAGCGTAGGCACAACCGCAGGTACAAATATGACACTGATGTCTAGTTATATTAATACAAATATAAATACGCTAATACAACCAATAACGCTTTTTGGACGTAGCACCATTGACGCTACCCAATTAGCTAGCGCGGCAAGTTTCACAGCAAAGGTAACGCTTGGTGTAAATAATTGGACTAGCCCAGCCTTGCAAGTGATATGGACTGTCTTTAGGAGATTTAAGTAATGGCTAAAGGTACTTTTACTTGCCATGACTCTAATGGACAAATATTGTTAGTCATAACAGGTGATGAAGATCAAGCTAAAGTAAATGGCGATGGCTATGTTGTGGGAGAAGGCGACCCAGAAACACAATATGTAAGTGGTGGCAACCTAACAACTAGACCCAATAACCCAGCATCTATTAGCGGGAATGTATTGAGTGACGTCAAAGCTGGCTCTAATATTGAAGTACAAACAGGGTACGACACAAATTTTTGGGCAAATGTAGACGCTGGAGAACATACAATAGAATTGCCAGTAAACGACATGTATATTAAGGTAACAATAACTAACTGTTTCCCACATAAAGATTTTGTATATGAGCGTACTTAAAGTTAAAACAACCTACAAAGACTTAAGAAAAGCTGAATACCCAGATATAGGCGAGCAACTTGATGCCTTAATGAAAGGGTTAGATGCTATTGCTAATAGTGAATCTTTGCCAACGGTTACAACAGATTGGATCGCTAGTTGTAAGGCAGTTAAAACAAAATACGCTAAACCATGATTAACGTAAGAACTAAGGGCGCAACATTTGAGCGTGACATAGTACGACAGTTAAATGACTATGCTTTAGAGCATGAATTAGGGTTTTATGCGAACCGAAACCTAGACCAATACCAAGCAAAAGGGCAGTGTGATATTGAGATACCACACCACGCTATAGAGTGCAAGCATTACAAAGAAGGCAACTGGTACAAAGAATCATGGTGGGAGCAGGTTTGTACTAGCGCAAAAGGTCGGATACCAGTGCTTGTATATAAGTACAATAGACAGCCCGTTAGGGTTTGTGTACCTCTCTGGGCTATATGCCCGTCAGGGGCTTTAGATACAACGAGAACCGCAGTATTGACCTTTGATGAATGGCTAGACACAATGGTAAAGAATTGGAACGCTTACAAAGAGGGTTTGTGCCATGACAGAAGTACCAGTAGCAGAGCCGCCTAAAGAAACAATCAAGAAAAAAGTAGAGCTAGACCTTGAGGTTACTCCTAACAATATAGGTATCAACCCATTTCAAAAGTGGGTGCATTTAGCCAAGACCGTAGATGCTTGGCGCATATTCCCTAGAATCTTTGTCACAGTATACATAGTCCTTCTATATGATGTGGTTACTTGGTTTATGACATTACAAGAGCCAAACGTAGAGCAAGCAGGGCTAGTCAGTATTGTGGTCGGTGCTATGGCGGCAGTATTTGGTATCTACGCTGGCACTAACAAGCAGAGCAAAGCCTTTAAAGGTGGCGATTAATGGCTGATGCGTTTGCATTGATAGCAGAGGTTGGTTTTCCGATTGCTATGTCATTGATTGGTGGGTTCTTTATATTTCTAACCATCAAATACATATTAGAATCTGTGGTTGGGCAGGTAGATAGCTTGCATCAAATAGTATCTGGGCTAGATAACAGGGTAAAAACCATGAATCACGACATGGTAAGAATGGACTGCACGCTATGTTCAGTGTTAGGTATACGCCCAGACCTTGAAAGAATATCAAGAGCAAATGGGAAAGAAGATGCGCGACGAGACTGAATGGACAGAAGAAGAAGCCATAGCAGAGTGCATAGAGTACGCTAATAATATAAAGCGCATGCAAGGCGAATCACTACTTAAGTACGTATCTGATAAAGCCCTTAAAAAAGAACAACATAGAAGGCTGATGCAAGATCAGCTCAATCTCGTTTAATGCAATTAGCTCAATTAATTAATGAGTACGGCTTTCCTATTGTAGCGACAGTAGGGTTGCTCTATATGATCTACTTTATCTGGGGCTTCATAACCAAACAGATTAAGGCAAAATTAGGTGAAACTATGGGTACATTGGTAGGTTTAATAGATCGTATCCGTATGTTAGACAATGACATAATACGGTTACAACAGAAACTAGATACTGTGATTGAGCTTAGAGAGAGCGAAAATGCAAAGAATATTGACCGCGCTAAGAACGCTGATTGAATATGGTTTAGGCTTGCTAATGCTAGCTGTATTTTTTTTGATAGTAACTGTAGGGGCGATGTTGATCGGGATTGCGCCAGCTAGCGGTGATGAGATGAGACATCAATTTAAAAGCCCTAGTTTTTCTGGTATTGGCACATCTGCACACTATTTAACCATAGAAAACCAAGAGCACAGCAGGCAAGAAAAGATAGATGAAGAAAAGCTGGCACTGGCAGAAGAAGCAGAAAGGGAGCTTAATAACAGTACATTAGCTAGGTTTATCCGTAATCTTGAGAGTAGAATATATGCAGAGTTATCCAGACAGCTTGTGAATAACATGTTTGGAGAGGAAAAATCAGAGTCAGGTAGTTTTGAGCTTGAGGGAAACACAGTTGGCTATAGCACCAATGGTGAAACAGTGTCGCTTACAGTCACAGATAAAGCTGGCGGCACTACGGTTATTAGTGTGCCTATCGGTGATTTCTACTTCTAGTTGTGTATCAGTACAGAATCACGTTGTTCCTAAGATAGAAAAAGCCCAAATATCAAAGGTTTACACGCATGAACTTTTGCAAGCGCGGTGTCCAGAGAAAAAGATAGTTGTCGCTTTGTATCCATCAGGGTTTATGGACAATACTGGGCAAAGAAAAAGCACTAGCGAAACCAGCAGTTTTAGTACAGCAATAACGCAAGACCCATCTGCCTACTTAATACGCGCTTTAGACAAGGCTGGTTTAAATAATTGTGGCTTTTTTACGGTGGTAGAACGTATCGGTTTAGAGTCAATCGCCAAGGAAAGACAACTTATAAGGCAGACCAGATCGCAGTTTAAAGAAGAAGATAAGCTCCAGCCTTTGATTTTTGCTGGTTTGATAATGCAGGGATCAGTGGTAGGATACGAGAGTAATGTTACATCAGGTGGTGTGGGTGCGAGGTATCTAGGGATAGGTGCTTCAAAAGAGTACCGAACAGATACGCTAACGGTATCCTTACGCACAGTCTCAGTATTCTCTGGGCGCGTTCTAATAGAAGTATTAACAACTAAAACAATTTTGAGTGTTAGGAACAGTCAAGATGTTTTTAAGTTTGTAGCGCAGGGTACGGAGTTGGTAGAGGTAGAGAATAGCTTTGTAGAGAATGAATCTATGAATGTTGCTCTCCAGATGGCGATAGAATCTGCTGTCTTGCAAACTATCAAAGAAGGCTATGCGAAGGAGTATTGGAAATGAATATACTACTTATTATGCTGATGTACTTTTTTTGTAGTGTCGCGATTGCGGATAACGAGATATGGATTGATCAGTCAGGTGCTACAGCGAATATAGACCTAGAACAGCAGGGCGGAAATAATTTAATCGGTGGTGTTGGAAGTGTCGCTGGCAATCTAACTGACTTTGATTTTATTGGCGCAACGAACACCCTAGACATCAACCAAATCGGTGCAAGCAATCTCTGGAAAGGTGATATTACTGCGGATACCTATACTGGTTTCTTTCAGTTTACTGGCGGCTCTAACGTAATGAATGTGGTTACTGACACGACAAATACTTACGGTGCAGATAACTCTAACGTCAATATCAACGTGACAGGCTCTAGTAATACCATGACGCTAAATCAAGCGACTACGGCGGCGGCTGGTACTTTAGACCTAGATTGGATCATACAAGGCTCAAACAACACAGTTACCAGCACGATTAATATTGACCAAGCGACTAACTACATGGATATTGACGGCTCTGATAATACAATTACATACACTGGTACAGGCGTAAACGCATCAGCGCAAGGGTATTTCTGGTTAGATCACACTGGTGGTAGTCGCACATTTACAATTTCTCAAACGAGTACGCAGAATAATGATTGGCTTACGATCACATCTAATGGCAGTAATGGTACTGTTTGCGTTGAGCAAGATGACCAAGGAACAGCTGTGGGCTGTTGAAATTGGTGCAGTATCAGAGTTAAATGGCGAAGCGCGGGTAGTACGCGACAAAAATATAGACGCAGAACTTAAGCTACCCATAGAATCGCTTGATAATGTTGAAACATCACAGGGTCGGATAGCGATCACGTTTGAAGATGACAGTAAGGTAAGACTGACAGAACATAGCAAATTATATATAAACGAATACATCTACGACCCAGACCCTAGTAAATCCAAGATGGCGATTAACTTTGCCAGTGGTACAGCAAGGTTTATTACTGGCGGTCTAGGCAGAATCAATAAGGAAAACATCAAACTCACTACGCCTAGTGCGGATATAGCTATTCGTGGCACTGACTTTACGGTCACAGTTGATGAGTTTGGCAAGAGCTTAATTATATTGTTGCCAGATGCAAATGGCATATCATCAGGGGAGATATTAGTTAGTACGGTTGCTGGCACAGTAACGCTCAACAAACCATATGAAAGCACAACTACTAACGTGCCTATGAATAATCCAAGTAAACCAGTGATACTAGACCTTACACTAGACTTAATAGATAACATGCTTATCGTGACACCACCTAAAAGAGTTGAGGCAGTAGCAGAAGAAACACAAACCACAGAAGCAAATCCATACTTAGATTTCTCAGGTCTTGATGTGGACTTTTTAGATGAGGGCAGTTTAGATAATGAAGAAGAATTAGAATTTACAGAGCTAGATATCAATTATTTAGATGTGAACTTCTTAGAGGATCTGCTAAATGTGCTAGATGCACTGGCAATAAGCCAAGAAGAAGATAAATTGCAACAAGCGGTCAGCGCGGTGGTAAGTGGTACAGCACTAGGGCTGGATAAAAATACTCAGATAACTACTTTAGTAGAAGGACAGAAGGTCAGCTTTCGTAGGTTTGTAGGTCATAAGACGAGGTTAGATGTAGATGGTTCAAATGCCTATACCATAGTGGTCATACAGAACGGCGTGCAAAATATTGTTAAAGTTAATGGCGGTAGCGACTCAACTATTGTGATTAACCAAGGTTCGTAGAATAATAAGGCTAGCACTAGCCAAGGTGCTTCAAATAAACTAAGGTTTTATCCCATCACGAACCATGTTTTCCCCAGACCTTTCTGGGGTTTTTTATGTTATAAGGTCATAATCCTTAGTCAATCCACCGAGCCTCTTGTTACCCCGAGTGTGTGCTTTTACCCAAGTCAGCTTACCGCTTTGACATTTGCGTAAGTGCTTTCTCACACCATGCAATCTTTTAGGCACACTGCTCCGTGTTGCATCTGTTTCTTCACTAGTATCATTGTAAAGGTCTATCTCAAGTGTCGTATGCTCCCAAACTGGTCGCTTATGAAAGCTAGAAGCCTTTAAATTCTTCATAGGTGGTTTAATCATTGGCTTTGATCCAGCCACTTTCGTTGTTCTTGTAATAGCTGGGTAGGAAAGAGCTACAGATAATGTTGCTACTAAATCTGCAAGGGCGTTTGCTTGCAGTTTGACATCATCATTTTTATATTCACCAAATTTATCAGTCTCAGTATTTATTTCCCATACGCTTTCTGCGATTCTGTAACGCCACCAGCCATATTTATCTGTGGTTATTGGGTAGTCAGGGTTTGCGGTATTACAAGTTAAAAATTGTATTTCATAACAAGCAGTATCTAAGGAAACTATAGGCTTATTATTGGTCATTGCTTCACAAAAATATATAACTCTAAAAGTTTGAGTGCAGTCAGGTTTCCATAGTTGCATAGATCCTTGACCATAGTTTTCATGCTCCCACACAGAATCACATTCTGCGCACAGTAATGTATAAATGTAGCTGAAATCAGGATCATTAGTTGTATACTTTTTTTGCAAAACAATCTCAGGATAAGGTAGGGATACATCAGTTACTTTGAAAATAGCACTCAATTCACTATCTGATATGTCAGATTTTCCCATAGCATCGTTTGTTGGTAGTGTAAATTTTGGACTCCGCTGTATAAAGTTTGATGCCGCTTTAGCGAAATTATGTTCTCTCAATCCTTGAGTTTTCAGGTCTGGATTGTTTTTAACAAATGTGTAGTCAGCCAAAATGCCATCTTTGTAACTAATATGATTGGGTAAAGAGGTGTGATCCACTTGTTTATCATACATAATCGCAAGCGGGTGTACAGGCAAGTGTATAAGACGTTCTAATGCCTTTTGGTACATTACCAATCCTCCCTAAAGTCACCAGCACTGTGCTCATGGCAAGCGGTTTCTATGTCAGTCCAATCTTGCTCTGATAGGTCAAGCCAATCTGCTGGCTTACCTTTGATGGTTAAGACATTTACAATTTCTATTGTGCCAAACAATCCTGAATCAGGATCTTCGGCTGTCTCGTAATCGCGGTATTGCGCAATTACTGGAAATCCGTTTTTTACTCTTAGTTCTACTTGTTTCAATTTATTTGCCTCAGTTATTTTTCAATCTATTGTTATCATGATAACACAACTATGGTTGGTGTCAATAAAAAAAGTTTTCATTATTATTAAAATAAATGTTTACAATGATAACATTGTGTGTTAGTATATCTCTTGTAAATTGAAAAAACAGAAAAATTAAAGGTAATCAAATGACAACAAATAAATTGAAAAGGGGAAAAAAATGAATCTTGATAACATGAGAAGATATGGTGTTGAGGTTGAATTTTATTCACGTCTTAATATGAACAGTCTTGGTGAAAAGATTTACCGAGAAACTGGAATAGAGGTTCATCGGGTTAATTATTCAAATAGAGATACTGACCTCTGGAGATTGAAACCAGACGCCAGCCTTTCTTCAGTTACCCGAAACGGCGAAAATTACTACCCAATGGAATTGGTTACTCCGATTCTACACGGCGAAGAAGATTTACAAAAACTAAAAAGAATTGTACAAATTATTGACCTTGATGGTTACGTCAATAAGCAAACAGGACTTCATGTTCACGTAGACATTGCAGATGCAACAGTAGAAGAACTTAGAAGATTTATGGCATACGCTGGTAAATATGAAGATGCTATTAATACAATATTACCACCAAGCAGAAGACAAAGCAGATGGGCAAAAAATCACCTTCCATTCGGTGTAAACCTAAAAGATTACTACACTGAGATTAATCGCCAATCAGAATCTAAAAGAGATTTGGTAGAAAATAATTATTTTAACGGCAGGGGAACAAGATACCTTAAATGGAATTTTGAAAACTACTGGAGAACAGGAACGGTTGAAAATAGAGCACACAGCGGAACAACTGACTGCGATAAGATAGAGAACTGGGTCAGACTAATCCAAGGAATTATCCACAGAACCTTCAAGGCAAAATGTACAATGTGGACAAAGAAGAACGCAACAGCCCAAACATATGACATCAAACACATGGTTTGGGACTTATACAAAAATGACGCGATAAGCGCAGACGTTAGAAAATTCTACTTCAAAAGATACAAGGTATTAAACAATGATGTACGCAGATAATAACGGTATGAAATACCAAAGCAAAAATAAAGCTCAGCTTGTTCTTGAATTATACGCAACAAGCTGGGTTGACCCACGACAAGATTCGCCAGATATAAATGATCTGTTCAGATATTGCGAAGATTGCACATCTCGCATCAAGGTACAAAAAGACATTGACCTGCACTGGACAACGTTACGCGAATTTATAGATGAATTGATTAAATATAATTTGATACTGGAGGTACATTAAATGCTGTATTTTGCATATGGTGCTAATTTAAACAATCGCGGTATGGCTTTCAGATGCCCCAATGCGGTTGCAATAAAGTCGTTGGTCTTACAAGATTGGCGGTTGGTATTTAGAGGCGTAGCCGATATTGAGCGGTC